TTTAAGGAACACACATAATAAGAATAGCAACATTAAAAAGATTTCGGATATGACTAAAAAAGAATTTGAAGAGAGAACGGGATTAAAGGTAAAAGAGGATAGCTACTCTGAAATAGAAGAGTGCTATATGAATACAGACCTCGACAAAGATCAGTTCTGCAAGCTGTGGATAGAAAACCCTACCGCACTGAAAGAAATTGAGGTAAAAACAAGATTGGTTCGTGAACTGTACGAAGAGCGCAAGAGCCTTGCAAACTTCTTGATTGATCAGGCTGAAAAATGGAGTGCATCAGACTTGCGAGAAAAAGCAATCGCCATGATAGGTGAAAGGGAATATCTAAGGCGCAAGATTGCCAGAGGATATAACCTTTGGGATGCCGATAAAGAGTTATTGGATAACATTCTAAGGAAATAAGATTATGAGCGCAAAGATAGTTTATGTGGTTTACGGATCACGTTCAGAGATTAGCCAACTTATCGCCTTTCTGGTATCTGGCGAAATGTGCTTTCACTACAGCGGAGAATACTTGTATTTCAGCTATGACCCAACGGAGCTTATCAAAGAGGCAGGAATGGATCTCAAAGTAGATATTGAGCATTGGAGTATGCTTTGCTTTAACTTCAAAGATGCACCCAATAATGACTAACTTATTAAAACAAAAAGATATGGAAGCAACAATTAAACAAGTACAGGAAATAGTATCAGTTCTCACAGAGGAACAACAGCAGCTATTGAAAGACACTATCAAATACGGTGCATGGGGTGATGCAGATATGGAATTTCTGGATGAGAACGGGAATATAGAAACAGTAGGAATGTATGGCTATTGTACCAATGATGCAAAAGAAGCCGGGCATTTTTCGGGTAGAAAGGTTGCCGCAATGTTCCGATCTATCTACAAAAAGCTATGCCCGGCAAACCGAAACCAGACAGGCAGATATATTTCCCACTGTAACGACTGGTGGGGTGATGGTTCAGGCGACATGCTGTTTATCAGACATAGTTACTATAGAGCCTTTGAAGAGTGGGCAAGACAATAACAAAACGGGTGGGGAAACCCACCCTTAACCAATAAATGCAACATCGAATATGAATAATCTAATTTACATCAGAGTGCTACAGCACGATAAGAACGACCAGATACGCATAGGCGAAGCATTTCCAGCTACAGACTTGAATAAGGTAGAAAAGGACATAATAGCCCAATATGAAGCAAAGTGTGCTTGGTGTGGTGGCTTCAAAGTGGCGTGTGAGAGATACTACAAACGCATTGCGATCGTCAATGCCGTTAATCTTGGAATAATGCGATTGATTTACAACGAATAATTTATAGCTATGGGAATACTGAAAAATGCAATAATGGAGGCTCTAAGAGAGCAAGGTGTAAAAGCGGAATGGGTAGGAGAAAAGCCCAGAGTGTTGAAAACGGCTGCACAAAGCAAGTATGATGATTTGCGAAAGGTGGAGCGGAACTATACCAGAGGTGTACACAACTCAAGAAAGGAGGCAAACAATGATCAGCCCTGAATTTAGGCAGCATATAATAGATTTCCTCAATACTCCAGACGAAGTGCATATAAGGAGGATCGTTGCCACATACAAAGAAAAGTTCCCGGCTATGGCTTCTATTTGTGCCATTACCCACTGTGAAATGGAAGAAGCGTATAAGATATACGACCAGTACAAACAACAATTAGAATCAGAAAGAAATGAAGCGAGCGATTAACACAATACCCAGAAACGAATACTACGAACTGTTGAGCGAAGCAGCAAGCAGGATGCGCAAGAAAATAAACCGTTTGATTGGCGAAGAGGAATCTATGCAGATGGTTTGCGAAAACAGAGAAGAGTACGAGAAAGCCGAAAGGCACGACTTCAACGCAAGGGCTTTGCTCATAGCTCTGGATGCGATAACTAAATCACCTAACCAATTCAGAAAGGAGATAAACCATGAGGGGCATAACGAAAGCAGCCAAACAAGCAAACGGTAAAAGCCAGTCATGCGTAAAATGCCCTTTGAAAAACAGCAGAGGTATATGCTTACCAGAATATCAACGGGTATGCTCCGATGCTTTCATAGAGGGATTCAAGAAAGGCGTAAAATGGCTACAACAAAAACAAAAGGATGAATTATGAGATACACACTAAGGAAACAGGACAAAATAGCTTCTGCATATAGTGAAGCCTATTTGAAAGGACACATCATAAAAAGCCTTGATTCATATTTTGGCAACACAAATGATGATCGCATAATAGACGATATTTCACAAGAGGGATATGTGAGCAAAACAGGAGAAGATTATCCAGTATTAATGATTAACGATGTAGCGGATTATAATTCGATGTTGGAGTTTGTGGTGCTAAGACAAACATACGATGTATTGAATTTATCATTTTTAGGACGAATAAAAGGATAAGATATGGACGAACAATACGAAAGCATTAAAAATAAGCTAAAAAAGCTATTGGCACTTGCAGAGCAAGGTGTGCAAGGTGAAGCCGATAACGCCAGAAGATTGCTTGAGAAACTATGCAAGGAGTACAGCGTATCTATTGAGGAGCTATTGGATGAAAATCAACTAAAAAGATATTGCTTCGATATTGGTAGAAATGCTATATATAAGGATCTATTCGTTCAATGCTATTGCAAGGTTTCCCAAAAAATATCATTGAGTTTTTATCAGGAATCAAGAAGCCAAATATCGGTAGAAATGACGGCTCTTCAATATGCAGAGCTTGTGAGCCTCTTTGAATGGCATAAAGCGAACTTCAATAAGGATTTGGAGGACATGAAAAAGAATATCCTACTCGCATACTGCCGAAAGCATCATCTTTACAGCGATATTAAGCCCGAAAATGACAGAGAGCTAACGGATGATGAACGCAAACGACTTATCAAAATCATGTTCATGCAAGAGAGTCTAAATGACAATCAATATCATAAACTTTTAGAGCAAGTAGGCAAGAAATGAAAACACTGTTTATTGATGTGATGCTAAAAGGTAGGTTTGTTGCCACATTGCGATATAGGTATTGCCCGGCTTTCCCTCTGGATATTGAAGAGCTATCAGCGTTTGTGGTTAGCAAACTGCCTACTTTGAGAAACAAACCGTTTAACATAGTATTTTGATATGAAACAGAAAAGTATAGGACAAAGACATAAATTCCCCTATAACTGGACTTTGAAAGATGCCAATTTCACTAAGGACAAAGGAAAGGTGTTTTCTTGTTTTGCGTGTGGTGGAGGTAGTACAATGGGGTATAAATTAGCAGGATTTGATGTAATAGGATGCAACGAGATAGACGAAAAGGTAAACCGTTGTTATGTTGCTAACCATGCTCCCAAAATCAATCTTTTAGGCGATATAAGAACGCTTATAAGAGAGAGAGAGAGAGAACTACCTGCGGAACTTTATAATTTGGATATTTTGGACGGATCACCGCCTTGCTCTACTTTCTCTATTTCTGGAAACCGTGAAAAGGATTGGGGAAAAGAAAAGAAGTTCAGAGAGGGACAAAATAAGCAGGTTCTTGATACTCTTTTCTTTGATTTTATAGAGTTGGCTAAGATACTGCAACCAAAGGTTGTGATAGCGGAAAATGTTAAAGGTTTACTTATGGGAAATGCCATTGATTATGTAAGGCGGATCTACAAAGATTTTGAGGATGCCGGATATTATTGCCAACATTTTTTGCTTGATGCTTCAAAGATGGGTGTACCCCAAAAGAGAGAGAGGGTATTTTTTGTATGTATCAGGCATGATTTAGGTACAAATTTCTTGCGTGTATCAAATTTGTTTAATGTAGAGCCTTATATAGATCTTGGCTTTAACGAGCCACCAATAACGTATGGAGAATTTGCCGATTATCAAGGTAAGCCATACGGCAATAAAATGAGAGAACTATTTGAATTAAGAAGATACGGAGATATTGATATGGCAAGGGCTTATCACTCACTAACGAAGAAACGAGGCTTTTTCAACCAACAGTATATGTATGAGGATAAGGTTTGTAGTACGCTAACAGTACATTCCGATTCATTGATACCGTTCAATAAGCCCGTATATTTCTCCAATTCCGAGGTATGCAATGTGGCTACATTTCCACAAGACTATGATTTTTGCGGATTGTCACCACACTACATTTGTGGTATGAGCGTTCCACCCGTTATGATGGCTCAAATAGCAACAAGAGTTTACGAACAATGGATTTCTAAATTATAACAATATGGATATTAAGAACATTACCAAAGAAGAAGCTGTAAATGGCATTAAATCACTGTTTGAATTGTTGCCTTTCGACAAAAAGGAAAATGGGAAGTCATTCTATGGCGTAGGGAGCGACTGGAAAGCTACTTTCTATTTCGACAAAAGACAGTATATGAGGGATGAAGTAATAGGAAAGCTGGTTGAATACTTCCGTGATAAAAACATTTTAGGTGGTCGGTGCAGAATATCTCCGATAACTTTGCTTTATACGGTTGTATCTATTGAAGATCGTGCTTAGTGTTTGTTATATGTAATATAATTAGTATATTTGCGTTCTATAAACACATAAATATGAAGCAAGAATTTAAGGTTATCCATGTAGAACTAAGAGAGCCATACAACGGGAAGATCCACTACTATTTTGGTTCAAAGGCAGCGATATATGACACGTTGCCGGAAGAGCTGGTAGGAATAGCCAAAGAAAGCCTTTGGAATGTGGATCTTTCCGATGGTGAATACTCAAACAAGCATTGTATTATTCGGATGGGGAAACTCAAACGGAAACAGCAATCAAAGAAAGGATCGTGATATGGAAGATGAGAAATTAATCAAAGAGCAATGCGAAAAATGCGCAAATGATTTAGCCATTGCATTTGAGGAGTTAGCGAAAAGCATTGCTGAAACTGACAAGGAGTTTCATTCACTCATGGATTCCGCTATTGATTCCGTTATGAAACAATCCATTGCGGACGCATTTATTGAAGAAATGAAATGGCTTGATAAATTGGTATCTTCG